AGTAGCAACCGGATTATTTTTATTATTGGTTATGAAAAAACCAAAACTTATCGAGTAACCGCGAAGATTGGTTGGGCTGGCTTTTGGACACGCGTGGAAACACGGGAGATACCAACGTAGACCAAGATGGACAAGAGCGTTGTGAACAAGGCCGTGAGCGTGTAGTTCATGCCACCGTTCTTGTTGACCTTGACAATTTGGTTAACCAACCATCTCACCAAGTCCATCCACGAGAGGGCAGCGGCGAAAGAGAATCCAGCAACGACGGCGTTGAGAGATTGGGACTCGAGTTCGCGGGCGACGAGCGTAACAGTTTCAGCAGCAGTAGACATTTTTATATATAGTATCCTGAGATTTTAATCAGGGAGTAAATCTTCTTCGACTAAAATTTCTTTATAATATTTTGGGTTTAAATATCCTTTTAACATACCTATATTTATAGGTACTGTACCCGAACTTGATTCCGAATCCGATTCAGAATCAGTTTCCGAATCAGAATCAGAACTTTCATCATCACGTATCTTAAAATACTTAGATGTCGTCGTGTACCCCTCCGGCTCTGATGTGTTCATTACTATCTATGGCATTTTTTAACATCTGTTCTGACGGATTTTTTGGTTCCCATGTACTCCAATTATCATACGCCATATTCATTTTAACGAATTTATATTCGCGTCCTGAATATCGCGTAAACGGTACGTCTTCGTCTTCTTCAATTTCAATTTCTTCATCTTCTTCACCTGAAGACTCTTCATCATAAAGTTCTGGGAAATGTGAACCCATTTTCTTACCAACTTCGTTCATGGCACAGTATTTCATGGCGTATTCCATATCTTCACCGAGAACGATATCGCGTCCACACGCTTTCGCATACTCTGCAGCGAGTATCATGGACCGTTCGAGTACGGGCTGGATAATGTTAATGGCAGATTCCTGTATTTGTTCAATTAGGTTTATGTTTGCGTCTTTTTCTTGTTGATTCATTATACTATACGTTAAACAGTGTTTTAGCAATACCGTTTTCTACACGGAGTATATTATAACTTAGGCCTAAAACTCTAAGTTCCCTATTAAAATTATTATGTGGATTTAATTTAAGTTTTATAATTTGTTCTTTAACTAAACTAAAATTTTTTTGTCCCGTTGGATACCAACGTTCGGGTTCGAGTGCAAAACTATACGAATAGTATCTTCTGAACAATTGTGTTCTTGAATGATGTATACCACTTTGTACCGCACGTAAGTTAATAATGCTACCCGTTTTTTCGTTTAGAATTTCGGAATCGTCGAGTTTAAGTTCCAAACTTCTTAAGTGTTCATAATTAATGTATTCATTTTCACTCTCATATCTTTCATAATATAAATCATAATCAAAGGGGGTGTACGTTTTTCCATTGACTGCATCAACTTTTTTTGTTTGTATTACAAAAAACAGTTCTTTTATAGGGTTTTTAAATTCGAGTTTATGTTTATGTTCTGTTACATATTTTGGTATAATAGATTTATTTTCCTGTATTTGTGTAATTATATAATCTATTCTTTGATTACTTAACTTCTGTTTTTCCTCTTCGTCCAAAGAAACCATTTCCAGTGTTATTTTAGCGCTTTTTATTAAGTTTTTTGGTTTAAGACCTGTATAAAATACGGGTTCGTTTATATTAGAAGTGATGGCATGAATACATTTATCAACTTCCCTGAATTTAATAACAATCTCAATTTCCTGTTGTGTTATGGCACATATAGGTATAGCGAGTTCGGTGGTATTATAAAAATAGAACGGTATATCGATAAAATATTTGGTATCTGAAGTTGCGTTTCCTAAATAATGCCCTATTTCCTGACTACTGACTTCTGTACCTGACAATTCTAAAGGTGGTTTACCAACGAGTTTGGCTAAATTGTGTTGTTTTGTTTGTGTCACGTAATTATCCGAATAAATCGCTAAGAAATCGCTCGGTACGCGTTGTATAACTTCACCACCTATGATGAGTTCAGCATATTCAATCATGGCATGACCTATCGATTCATTGTATCCTATACCCGATAAATTTGTTAAACTTTGATCTATAGCACTTAACTCAACTTTCAAACTTACGGTTTTGAGAAGATCACCTTGGTCTTGGGGAATGGTACACCTGATGGTATTTCCAAACTCAATTTCTCCATCTACATCGATATCAACAAAGAAGGGTGCAAAGTTCGTATGTTTTTGAAAATTCTTTATGAAATATGTATACTCTGGATTATCCGTAAAAAAGGCGTCCTGTGGACCGGATGTTTCTAATTGAACACGACCAGCCATTACTAGTATAAGGCACTAAAATTTTAAACCCCCGAGTCCGCTATTTATTCGCAATACGTTATAGTTTACAGCGTATACATAAACTTTGTGACCGTAGTTCGTATCAGGTGCGTCGAGCTCGATTTCGATTAAATTGTGTGCTATTCTACTCATATTTACCTGTCCTGTTGGGTAATACGTTTCGGGTTTAAGTGAAAAGCTATATACCCCGAAGCTGTTTTCAGTAACACCCGTGTAATATTTCAGAGGCTGTTCGTAACTTAACATTAAGTTATCGGCGTCTATTATTGTATTATTATTAAACTTCATGGTAACGTGTTTTATTGGATTGAGTTTGTGAACATCATCACTCACTGCTAAGAAGAACATTTCCTTGACTGGATTTTTAAAGTTAAGCATACCCGCCTTTTTAGATTCACCCGCCTTAAACTTAAACTGAGACATTTGGAGTTGGGTTATAACGTATTCTATTGGTTTAGACATTAAAAAGTTCTTTTCATCTTCCGTGACGAAAAAGAAATCGGTGACGAGTGATACCTTTTTAATTGATGAAGAAACGTCTGAAGGTGGATCGATGATATCCGTAGCAGTTTTATACTGAATAATAACATCTTCGAGTTTTTTAAACTTTATGCGTACCTCGACAAGTTGTTTCGTAAGTGCACATACGGGTATAGCTAAACTCGGGTGTCTAAAAAAATAGAACGGTAAAAGGACGTTATAATCCCAATCGTATGAAACCGATATGTAATTATCGTGTCCCGTTAAGAAATAAAGCGTTTGGTCTATATCGTCTTTGTTATTATGTATCTGATCATACATGTAGATATAATCACCTGTTATACGTTCAATGGTTTGACCACCAATCAAAAGATCTGCGTACTCTATGATACGTGCACCTATAGATTTCATGTATCTTATATCGTATCCAGACGATGCTGTACCGGACGGTTGCGGTAAAGTAAATTTAAGCATCATGCTTCGAACGAGATCCCCTTTGTTTTTGGGTATACGACACTCTACAGTTGCATCGTAATCAATATCACCATCAAACGGTGTTTCTATAGCTTCTATTGAAAATTTCGTGTGTCGTTTAAAATTCATCAGGAAATACGAAAATTCGGGATCACCAGTAAGCCATTGGTCCTGGATACCCGTGACAGCAAGGTTTAATCGACCAGCCATTCTTACTTTATGTGAGTAAAATTTTATGAAATAAAACGATACACTATCATAGAATGAATATTCAACTGAGAAAATTCAAACCCGAAAAAATGTCCGATGATAGGGTATGTGTTTTTATAGGTAAACGTAACACGGGTAAATCAACACTCGTGAAAGACATTATGTATTATAAGAAACATATACCAGCCGGTGTTGTTCTATCCGGTACAGAAGAAGGGAATCATTTTTACGGTGAATTTATTCCAGACCTGTTTGTATATGGTGATTACGATAGAGATGCTATAGAGAGAGTTATATCGAGACAAAGAAAATTAGTTGGTACGAAAGGTAAGAGTATAAATAATGGTACATTTATGCTTTTAGATGATTGTATGTATGATAGTAAATTCTTAAAAGATACGTGTATACGTCAATGTTTTATGAATGGACGACACTATAATATATTTTTCATGCTTACTATGCAATACGTCATGGATCTCCCACCTGCGCTCAGAGCAAATGTCGATTACGTATTCGTTTTAAGAGAAAATATCATTCAGAATAGAGAAAAAATATACAAATCATTTTTTGGTATTTTTCCGAATTTTGATATGTTTAATAAGGTCATGGATGCATGTACAGAAAATTACGAGTGTTTAGTGTTAGATAATACATCAAAAAGTAATAAAATAGAGGACTGTGTATTTTGGTACAAGGCTACACTCAGGAAAAACTTCAGGGTAGGTAGTCCGGATCTTTGGAAACTTCACAAAAAAATGTATAATCCTAAATATTTGGATCAAAAGGAATCTGATGCTAAAAATGCAACTAAAAAAACGAGACTTAAAATAACAAAAACAAAGTAATAATGAATTTTATCAGACGGACGTGTACTTCGAGAATGGTGTACCCATACGCAAAATTTAACGAACTCTCATCAGATGGCTTTAGGAAAAGTGATGGTTATTATGTGTACGTAAATGTATGTCACGATTCCAAACGTATATATTTTAACGATTCTATACCAGAACATGAAAAAAGTGATGTTTTACCTAAGGTTTTAAATACATTTTTGGGTATGTACCCAAGATATGTTTTACACTCAGGCGATGCGTCAATGACTGAGTCTAAAAACCTATGATTACCATAAATGACGGACGTTAGAACTATGAATTTATCAGATTCCGGCGACGGAATGGTATCGTTAAATAATAACCAGTCTACTAATTTCGTGCCGAATAACCCACCCGAAAAAAATGTGAGTGAAAATAAACAAACGATGGACTCTACTTCAATTTCCGATATTATGGGTCAAGCTGAAGACCCAATGGAACCACCCATGATGTCTCAAGACCCACGCATGACGCAAATGCAAATGCAAACACCAATGATGATGGCACAACAACCAATTCAACAACAAACCCAAGAAAAGAAACCAGAATCTAAAAATCCATTCAACCTTACTGATGACCAGTTCGAAGCACTCATCGTTGCGGCGTGTGCTGCGGTGGCAATTAGTAAGCCAGTTCAGGAAAAACTCGCAAACTTCGTCCCATCGTTTTTGAACGACCAAGGACACCGAAGTGCCGTGGGTTTAGCATCGACCGGTTTGGTCGCGGCGATTGCCTTTTACATTGCGAGAAGATATGCTTAATATAAAGGGGCATTATAGTGTTTATACATTCTCTTTCCGAAGATAAAATAGGAAATGAGAAATCCGAACAGTAAACCAACTGCGCGAAGTCCTAAAACAGTACCAGTACTCTTCGTAGTTTTACCATAATCTCTAAAATCTTTTTCGAACCTTTTATTTATCTGAGAAATACCAGCAACTATACCCATACCTAATAAAGTTGACACCATCAAAAATGGTGCATCCATAGCTAAACGCCCAAATATATCACCACCACGTGGTAACGCAGTAATAATTAATGGTGTAACGATCATAATTATGAACATATTTAACCATTTATTGTTTAAAAGTAGGGGTGTACTCGAAGTTGCGAGTAAAGTGTTCAATAACAAATATGCTTTCATTAAATCACCAAAAGATTGCATTTATTACTACCAAATATTATTTATCCTGGATGTGTTTACCACAAAACTCACGGCGCTGTGGTATTTCCTGGTATATTCCAAGTGAAACGCATATTGTTCTAAGTTTATCAAAATTGTTCCAGAACTCTTTACTGTGTGAATATTCGTCTACGGTACAGTGCGCGAGTTCGTGTAAAAGTACATGAAATATTTCGTTCGGTTCACCGTCTATACATATACCTATATCACTACCTTTACTTACATTGTAGCCGATTGAACCATTTAAACGACGGTGTGCGGTGATGGGGATTTCTTTACACAATATTTTGAATTCTTCGTTATTTGTTTCCCTGAGGTGATCTCGGAGTGTCCTGTACTTTTCACGCACTTCCGTTAAGTTTGATGGTTCTTTTACATTGATGAATATAATACTGTTTATGATAAGGAGGAGTAACGTAAGTATCATCTTAACATAACCATATATAAAAAAATAGACGATTCACCTTTTAAACACGAAACAAAATTTACTATATAGATCCGAAACCGGGTTTCCTTTAAGATCTTCCCATACTGTTAAAGTAAACCCCAAATCTTCCATGCGTGTAAATAACATGTCTTTGTGTGCAATGGGTTCAACCTTAGGTCCATCGGCGTAATACGGTGTATCGGCTAAGTGGACGTATAACTTTTCACCAAAGTTTCCCGAACTCGTATGTTTCATCAGAAAATAGTTTCCGAGATCGTCTCTTACGGGTGTGTTCATGATAATCTTATCGGAATTCGGTATGATTCCTATAAACCGACCCCCGGGTTTGATTCTGTTCTTTATGGCTAAGAGTGATGTTTCAAATAACTTGTTCGTTTCGAATATATAGTGTAACGCAAAGTTATAACACACGACATCGTATTTTCTTTGGGGACACGCGAATATGTCACCTTCGTAAAAGTTGACGCGTATTTTCATGTTCTTGGCACGCGACTTAGCTTCCTTGAGTGAGTCTGGGTTCGGTTCACACATGCTTATATTAGCCCCCGCGTGTCGCCACTTCTGGAGA